CTAAATGTGCTGAGGAATTGGAACAACAAGAATTAAAAGATGAGATTCAAGGACTACTTAGTGAAATAAGACCTCCAAGAAATTTAGAATTAGATAATTTAGATACAAATGCATTAACTTTTAGAGATAATAACGGTAGAGATTACATATTAAGTATAATAGAAGATAACTCATTAGATACTACCGTTCCTAGAAGAGTTGCAGTAGCTAAAGATAATATAGGTGTAATAGTACTAAGAGGTCAACCTTCTTTTAGTTCTGATACTCAAATACTATTAGACGAATTAAAATTTAGAATAAACAATCAACTTCCATAAACCAACTATTTATAATTATGAAACTTGAACTATTAAGAAAAGTAATAAGAGAAGAAGTAAAATCAGCTATGAAGGAAGAGCTTCAAGAAATTATGAACGAAGCTGTAAGAGTAGCTAGTAAACCAACAGGTAAAAAAATAACTTATCAACAAACTACCCCTAAATCAAACAGTTCTATAACTGAAATGTTAAATCAGACTAAACAGTCTATGACATCTCAAGAATATAGAAACGTATATACAGGGACTTCTGATATGGTAAGTAAACCTAATTTTGCATCTTCAATGGCTAATTCGATGGGTATAGGCAATAACCAGCCAGGAATAGATATATCTAAACTTAACTTTGTAAAAAAAGCAGGAGAAGTATATAATAAAGCAGTCGAAAAAGATAAAGAAAAATACGGAGTAGTTAATAATGGCATTTAATAGAAAGAAAATTTACCCTATAGATTTGCAGCCTAGGAAAGCAATAGGAGTATCCTTGCCTTTTTCTGGTAATGCTGTATTTAATTCTACGTTCGAAACTAAAGAAGCTACTAAAGCAAATCTAATTAACTACCTACTAACAGGTCAAGGTGAAAGATATATGAACCCTCTTTTTGGGACTCCTATCCGTAATATATTATTTGAAAATGTTAATCAAGACACTATATCTGAAGTAGCTAATATTATTAATAAAGGTCTAAAAGATTTTTTCCCTTCAGTTATAGTATCAGATTTTAAAATTACAGGAGATCCAGATCGTAATTCAGTTTTTTTAGTACTCAAGTATGCTATAAGGAGTACTAATATAAGCGATGAATTAGTAATAAACTTTGAACAATAATGGCAGAAAAAAGAGATATAAAATACGTAGCTAGAGAATTTACAGATTTTAGGCAAGAGTTAATAGAATTTGCTAAAAACTATTTTCCTGATTCTTATAATGACTTTTCACCAACTGCTCCAGGAACTATGTTTATAGAAATGGCTGCTTATGTAGGAGATATTCTTTCTTTTTATCAAGATACTCAACTTCAAGAAACCCTATTATCTTATGCTCAAGAAAGAGATAATTTATTTGATTTAGCTTATACTTTAGGTTATAAACCACAAGTTACTAATGCTTCTTCAGTTAAATTAGATATCTCACAAACAGTACCTGCAGCTGCTGATGGACCAGATTTTACTAGAACTCTTAATCTTAAAAAAGGATCTATTTTTCTTCCT